AAGTTCCTGCCGATAATCGGAATCATTACAACAATAATTGCAGTAGTACAGATACTGCGGAAAAACTTTGATAAAGTCCGGGAAGCCGTTGGGAACATCTTTGGAGAAAAGGGGCTTGAAATCTTTGACAAAATCGTTGCGGTAATAACGAATGTCGGGGAAACAATAAAGGGCGTTTTTTCTGATGGAAACATAGGTGCGGCACGGGACAAAATCAATGAAATCTTTGGGGAAAAGGGCGTTGCGGTTTTTGATACGTTTGCGGGCGTTTTCCAGAAGATAATAACAGCAGCGGGACAGTTCGTGGACTTTGTAACAACGCATATAGTCCCGGTTGTAGAACAGGTATTCAACGTACTAATGACAAGCGTTATTCCGGGAATCATTAGCGGCATACAGGCAGCAGCTCCGGTGGTAATGCAGATTTTTCAGGCAATAGCGGACTTCATAGCGGGAATTATCCCGGTGATTGGCAGCTTTATAGCAGGAATCATGCCGATTATCAGTGAAGTCATAACTTTTATACAGACATACGTATTCCCGATAATAAGCGGGGTTTTCAATTTCATTGTGTCAACCGTGCTTCCGCTGATTGTACAGGGAATACAGCAGTTAGGTTCAATCATAACAACGGTTCTTTCGGCGGTGCTTCCGGTGGTACAGACTGTATTTTCTGCTATTTGGGGTATTATACAGCCGATTATGGCACAGATACTTTCAACTGTGCAGGCGGTTCTTCCGGCCGTGCTTTCGATATTCAGCAATGTGTTTGATACGATAGGCGGAATAATAAGCGCGGCACAGCAGGTATTTTCGGGTCTGGTACAGTTTATTACAGGTGTTTTTTCCGGTGACTGGTCTGCGGCATGGGAAGGAATAAAGTCAATATTCAGTGGCGTATGGGAAGGAATAAAGTCTATATGCACAGGCGTGATAAACGGGATAGCAGGCGCGGTGAATGTTGTTATACGAGGATTAAATTCGCTGAAAGTCCCGGATTGGGTGCCGGGAATAGGCGGTAAGGGTATTGATATACCGGAAATACCAATGCTTGCAAAAGGTTCACAAAATACGCCGCAGACATTTATTGCAGGCGAGAGAGGACCAGAGCTGATAACAAATGCGCCAGGACGTACAGTGTTCACGGCACAGCAGACAAAGGACATTTTCAATGCCCAAAATGCGGCAGCAGGTGCAGTGAAAGCGGTGCAGGCGGCTGGGGTTACAAACATAACAAATAACAATGCTCCGGAATATGTGCCTGGAGTAAGTGCGCCAAAACAGGAAGTATTTACAGCACAGCAGGCAAAGGACATTTTCGACGCCCAAAATGCGGCGACAAATACGGCGTCAGCAGTACAGGCAGCGGGAGTGACCAACATTACAAACAACAATGCCCCGGAGAACGTGCCGGGGGTGAGCGTGCCGGAATTACGAAGCACAACCGGGCAAAGCAGCGTAACGGTAACAATTAATAACAATCCGACAATCCATGTTGACGGCGATAAACCGGGAGATTTGGAAGAAAAGTTGGAAGAGAACAACAGACGCTTGTTGCAGCAGGTGAAAGAACTGCTTGACAAACGTGAAGATGATGAAAGGCGGTCTGTATATGCGTAATACCTATACAACAATATCCGGGGATATGTGGGACAAAATAGCCTATGAGCAGATGGGAAGCGTCCTGCATACTGACAAGCTGATAAGGGCAAATGCAGAATACGCCGCATTGTTCGTCTTTCCTGCCGGGATAGTGCTTACTATCCCGGCGGTTAAAGACGAAGCAAGCATGGAATTGCCGCCATGGAAGAGGGGGTTATTGTCGTGAGTGACAGGAATCTGGCAAGAAGGACAAAGCTAAGATTAAATTTCAGCGGAGTGGAAGTGACAGAGGATATTAATTTGCATTTGACTGGCGCAATATATACAGATGAAGAGGAAGACAGCACGGATGATTTCCAGATTACATATGAGGACAGGGAAAACAATTTGCTGGGAAAATGGCTTGATGTAGAGCCAACGGTAACGAAAAGCACAAAACAGGTACAAAAGACAGCTGCGCAGGAGGAAACGATAAATTACGTGGTAAAACGAGGGGATACATTATGGGCGATTGCTGAAAAGTACCTGGGAAGCGGGATAAAATATAAGCAGATTGCGCAGGAAAATAATATTAAAAACCCGGATTTGATTTACCCAGGGCAGGTATTCCAGATAACAAAGACAGGGGAAGCGCAAACCACAGTTACAGAAGTAGAGGAAAGCCAGGTACAAAGGGCTGCACCAAAACTTGTATCGGCTGTACTGGTGCAGGAAAATTGGAATGATACGGGAAAAGATGTAACGTTGGATATTGGGACATTTGAGATTGACAGCGTGGACATGTCAGGACCGCCGGACAAAGTAACAGTTAAAAGCACTTCAATTCCTTATACTTCAACACTGCGGATGGAAAGGAAATCAAGGGCATGGGAAAAAATATCATTGAGAGGAATCGGACAGGAAATCGCAGGAAAAAACGGAATGAAGCTGATGTATGAATCGAGTGAAAACCCACAGTACAAAAGGAAAGAACAGGTACAGACTTCCGACATTAAATTCCTGCAGGAATTATGCCATGCAGCGGGAATGGCATTGAAAGTTACGACATTGACAATTGTAATATATGACGCTGCCGAATACGACAGTAAACCAGCAGTGAGGACTTTCAAGAAAGGAAGCGGAGATATTATTTCATACAAGATGGGAACAAGGCTGACAGATACAGCATACACTTCATGCCATGTTTCCTATACGGACCCAGACAGCAAAGAAACCATTGAATATACATACACACCAAGCAGCAGTACCGGGACGGGGCAGACACTTGAAATAAACGAGAAAGTGAACAGTAAAGCGGAAGCAATCAGGCTGGCAAAAAAGCGGCTGCGGGAAAAGAATACACAGGAATACACGGCAAGCCTGAAAGTCGTGGGTGATGTATCGCTTGTGGCAGGTATCACGGTGAAGCTGAAAGGCTTCCAGCAGTTCGACAGGAAATACAAAGTCACGCAGGCAAAACACAATCTGCTTGACGGCTACACGGTTGACTTGTCATTAAAGCAGGTATTGGAGGGGTATTGATGGCAGATTTGACGGAGCTGAAAAACATTGTGCGGAAAGGGACCGTGCAGAGCGTAGACAAAAAGAAAATGAAAGCCCGTGTGAAATTTGGGGATAAAGGCGGCATCATATCCGGGGAGCTTCACATTCTGATACAAAAGCGGCATATCATTCATGACACGGTGGAAGCGTGGCTGGAAGATGAAGTGAACAGGATAAAAAAAGATGTGACAGACGTATCAATATACGCTACATACCATGATGATGAAGTCATACGCAACCCGTCCCCGTCCGTGCATAAAGCGTGGCTGACGTACTGGCTTCCGGAAGTGGGGGACATGGTTCTTTGCCTGATGATACCAGACGGGGACGGCGAGGGGTACATATTGGGAGGGATAAAGTAAATGGCACAGATTGGAAGTTTTGGAGACCTGACTTTCAAAGTGTCTGACAAGTTCGTGCGCACGTTTGACGGAATGAGCTGGGACTTTTCCGCGAAGTACGCAACGCACGACAGACATATAAGCGAAGATTTGCTTGAATACATGGGACCAGAGATAGAAACAATATCATTTTCGATGGTGCTTTCAGTGTTTTTGGGAGTGGACCCAATGGAGCAGATTGAAATTTTACAAAAGATGGTACGAAAGGGCTATGCAGAACGGCTTGTGATTGGCGGGAAAGTGTACGGAAGTTATAAGTGGGTAATGGAAAAAGGGTCAGTTGAGCTGCAAAAGTTTGATAAACACGGCAATCTTTGGGCTGCAAAAGTAAAGGTTACATTGAAAGAATATCCAAAGAGGTGATTTCTATGGAGATTGTAAGAGGTGATGGGAAGCTGCTGGAAAACATAGACCTTGCCCCGGCTAATGTACACCAGGAAGTATTGCAGAATGTAGCAATCATACTTGATACAGTGATGAAGTCGGCACCCATGCTGCGGGGTCTGGGGCTTCCGGGGGAGCTTTTGAAAAGACCGATAAACGTGGTGCAGAATATACTGGTAGGGTACATATATGACCAGATAGATGAATATGAGCCACGGGCAATAATTAGAAGAGTGAGGTTTGAAATGCCAGAGTATTCTTATCCAATACAGGGGATTTTAATACCAGTCGTGGAGATAGAGGGGGTAAATGAAAATGGATAAAAGGGAATACCCCGACATACAGTTTCTTGAAACGGACACGGAAACCATAGAAAGCAACATGATTGCATTGTATGAACTTTTCATGAGGGAAAGCGGCAGGAAAGACTATAAAATGCAGCCAGCTTCCCCGGAAAGGCTTTTTCTTTCATGGTGTGCGGCAATCGTGGTGCAGCAGAGGGTACTGATAGACGAAGTGGCAAAGAAGAACGTGCCACGGTACGCAGACGGGGAATATTTAGACAGCCTTGCGGAGCTTTTCAAGGATATAGAAAGGCTTCCGGCAAAGCCAGCAGTGACAGTCTTCCGCTGCTACATATCGGAAGCGCAGAAACAAAGCGTGATAGTGCCTGCCGGGACCCGTATCAGTTTTGATGAACTTGTTTTTGAAACAACGGAAGAACTGGAAATACCTGCCGGAAGCACATATGGTGACGTGGGCGGGCAGTGCCAGAGTGCCGGGACCGTTGGGAATGACCTTGCGGCAGGGCAGGTAAAAGAGATTGTGGACGTATACGACTATTATTTGAAAGTCGAGAACATAACGAAGACCAGCGGAGGGGCAGAGCAGGAGGAAGACAAAGAGTATTACGAACGCATGAGGGAGAGCATGGAGAGCTTTTCAACGGCAGGACCCGCAAACAGCTATATATATCATGCAAAATCAGTGACGGCAGCAGTCGTGGACGTGGCGGCTACAACGCCGGAACCGGGCGTTGTAGATGTGCGTGTGCTTTTGCAGGGTGGAGAGCAGCCGACAGAAGCGGTACTGCAGGAGATATACGACAAGCTGAACGCTGATGATGTGCGCCCGCTGACAGATACGGTGACAGTATCAGCCCCGGAAGAAGACCCGTTTGAAATTGACCTGACTTTCTACATAGAGAGGAACACACAGGCAAGCAGCAGTATCATTGAAAAGGAAACACGGGCGGCGGTAGAGGAATACATATCATGGCAGACAGGGAAAATGGGACGGGATATAAACCCGTCTTATTTAGTGCAGAAAATCATGGAAGCCGGGGTGAAACGTGTGGTTGTGCGCAAGCCTGAATTTAGGGTTGTAGAGGAAACGCACGTTGCACGCATTGTCCGGGACACAATGCAGGTGTTGAACGGGGGTGTTGAAGTTGGCTGACGTAAAGGGAATAAGAAGCCCCGGCAGGGATATATACAGCGTGAACTTTGCGGACTATCTGCCGGAAACACTGAAACGGGACCCGAGAATGAAAGCACTTGCGGCAGCAGTCACGGAACAAATGCTGGGGGTAAGCGGGGAAATAGACAATGTGCTGATATATTCCAGAATTGACGAACTGCCGGAAGAACTGATTGACATACTTGCGTTTGATATGCACGTTGACTGGTACGACTATTCATACCCGCTGGCGGTAAAAAGGGACGTTCTGAAAAACAGCGTAAAGGTTCATAAAAAGATGGGGACTAAGTACGCAATAGAAAAGGGACTAAGCGGGCTATACCCGATTAGCGAAGTGGAAGAATGGTTCGAGTATGAGGGACAGCCGCACCACTTCCATATAGTGTGTGACGTATCGTCAAACAGGATAACGGCAAGCTACAGGGAAATAGTAAATGCGGTAAAGATGTACAAACGGCTTTCAAGCTGGCTTGATGAAATAGTGTACCAGTCGCGCATTTACTGTACAATCATGACCCACACAGACTGCTTTATATATAAAAACCCGCTGACAAACACGCTTTTGGCTGGAACGTACCCGCAAAGGAACAGGAGGGGCGCACGGTCCGGGAGCTGCATTGTAGTAGGGACGGAAGCGGCGGGGTTCATATTCATGCCGCCGCTTGCAGGGACCGTTCCGGAACGCAATGTTGTATTCCGTCATTCTGACAGCCGCATTGACGTAGAAACGGCGTTGAAAGCAAACAGGTATAGAAATATACCAGCAGGGCAGAAAAACGCCGGAGAAGTGCCGCAGAGAAGCCGAAAAGGGGCAATGACTGAAACGGGCGTTGTGGTGGAAGACGGGGCAGCAGGTTTTTCGTATTCCGTCCCGGAAGCAGGGACCGTCCCGGAACGCAATGTTGTATTCCGCTATTCTGCAACGCAGATTGACGCAGAAACGGCGTTAAATGCGTTAGGGTATAGAAATATACCAGCAGGGCAGAAAAACGCCGGAGAAGTGCCACAGAAAAACCACAAGGGGGCAGCAGTGGAAACGGTCATTGCGGCAGAGGGGGAAAGGGAAAGTTTTCTTTATTCCGTCCCGGAAGCAGGAACCGTCCCGGACAGGAACCGCAGGGGGAAGACGGGAGGGGAAACGGTTGTGGTGGAAGATGGTGCAGAAGATTTCATGTTTTCCATGCCGCAGGCAGGAACTGCCCCGGAACGCAATGTTGTATTATGCGATTCTGACACGCAGATTGACGCAGAAACGGCGTTAAATGCGTTAGGGTATAGAAATATACCAGCGGGGCAGAAAAATGCCGGAGAAGTGCCACAGAGGAACGCAGAGGGGAAGCAGGCAGAGGGCGGGGCGATAGGGAGTGAGGTGCAGACAGCATTTTTCCAGCACAAGACAACTCTTTGTGGGAATAAGCGCAAGCTGTGAAAGGGGGTGAACAATCATGCTGACACCACAGGCAATAGAAGATTTCAAAGACTTTCTGGACACTATCATTGCATATGCACAGGTAACAGTGAACGGGAAGACAGAGAAAGTCCGAATACACCGCAGGGAACGCCTGAAAGATGGCAGGGTTGCGGTGTATATCAACATTACGCCGGAGCTTCAAACGGCGGCAACGATACAAAAAGTCCAACTGTACAACAAAAACAGGCAGTTGTGGGCAGAGAAAGCGGAAAACATAAGGCTTTCAGATGTGCAGGAGGGAGCATTGTATCGTGTTGTATTCAAATTTGTAGAACAGGAGGTGTAAACAATGTACAACTGGACAGAGTGGCAGGACCATGTAACGCAGTTTGAAGACAGGTACACGGAAAGCCGCAATGCTGATGGGACGATAACCCACACACCAGTAGAGGGGGAAGTATTGCAGCAGGGGACACCACAGAGCGCAAGGAACTTCAACCATATGGAGGACGGCATATCAAACGCCGGGGAACTTTCGGCACTGCTGGCAATCGAAGTGATACACCAGCGGCAGCAGTACGATAGAGAGGACGGCATATCAAATTCCGGGGAGCTTGCGGCACTGCTTACAGTCGAAATGATACACCAGCGACAGCAGACACAGACATTATCTGGTGATGTGCTTGAAATCGAACTGACAAACAGCGTGGAGTATCCGTTTAATAATTCCGTTAAAACAGCTGCGCTGAAACGTCCGAGGAATAATCTTGATTATACAGTGACAGTGGAAGTTTTAGAGTGTTCCGGGGGAAGCGTAGGAGATATTGAAGTGACACAGAAACTTGTGAACGGCTTCAAAATCGAGTATACCGGGAGCGCAAAGAAAGCAAAGCTGAAAGTATTTGTGAAAGGCGGGTTTTATTGATGGCAAATGTAATCATAAAGCGGGAGGAAACAAAGCGGCATGAAGCGTATGTGCTGCGTTCTTTCGGAGTTCAGGGAAAAGGAACCCCGGAGCAGAGGGAAGCGGCGGCAGTGATAGCGGCACGCAGCCGGGAAATAGTAAGGGACGGAAAAAGGAGGTAAAAGAAAGATGGCTGCAAAGAAAATCAATGTGGTGGAAAAGACACCGGGGAAGCATATTGCCTATGAGGTACAGAAAAACAAGCTGATTTTCGGTGATGATGAATTGTCCGTAAATCTGGCAAGCAGGGAAAGAGATTATGAAGTAACGCTGGACATCTGCATTGACACGGAGGACGGCATAGTAATAGGCACGGGCGGCAAGGCACAGAAGTATGCGGCAGAAATCGTAATACCCGCCCGCAGGTACGATACGATTGAAGTCGGCGTGGACGATAACGGGGAGCCACGGGAAGTGCCTATGCCGATTGAATTTGATATGACACTTTGTACACTGATTTTATGGGGAATGGAGGACTAAGAAAATGGGAAATTTTGACGATTTGGCACTTGCAGTCGCTTCCTTTGGAGGCAATAACAAAGTGATTCTTGATGATGTGGGAAAGCCGTCTATCATGGTTGGAATCCCGAAAATGAAGTTCTCTGACATTATCGCAGGCGGCACACAGGAAGTATTGCCGTGGTGGATTATTGACGGGGAAGAAAAAGACGTGATATGGGTGTCTAAGTACATCAACTGCGTTGTAAATGACCGTGCCTATTCCCTGCCTATGAAAGACCCGCGCTGCTATGTGAATTTTGACAAGGCACTACAGTATTGCCGCAAAAAGGGGGCAGGCTGGCACTTGAACCAGAACGGCGTTTTTGCAGCACTTGTATTGTGGGCAGAGAAAAATGGAACCATTCCAAGAGGAAATACGAACTGGGACGTAAGCCATGTGAACGCATGGGAACGTGGAGTAAATACCTACATAGACGGAAACCATGCAGGGGGCAGAACTGCAACGGGAAGCGGACCGGTAACATGGAACCATGACCATAGTGCGGCGGGCATTGCTGACCTTTGTGGAAACTGCTGGGAATGGGTTTCAGGTATGCGGCTGGTAGAGGGTGAAATACAGATTATACCGTATGGTCATGCAATGAAGCCTGATTGCAGCATGAGCGCGACAAGTACAGAGTGGAAAGCAATCAAGCCTGATGGAACGCTGGTTGAACCGGGAACGGCGGGAACGCTGAAGATTGACGGGACAACAGCAAGCGACCTTTCACCACGGATCAATACAAGCGTGACGGTAAAGACAACGGACGAAAACGACTTGAAAAGACAGTATTTCAGGCAGACGGCAGCGGCAGGCGGTGTGGCAATTCCTAAAATTTTGATTGCGGCAGGGCTTTTCCCGGAAGCTGAAATGACTTCAAACGGTGGATATTGGGCGAGAAACAACGGCGAAAGACTGCCTTTCCGGGGTTCGAGTTTCGGCGACATTTCCGACGGTGGCGTTGCGGCGTTGAACTTGGCCTACGCCCGTTCTCTCAGCAACCGCCACGTGTCGTTCCGTTCCGCTTTTGTTGAATAACTGTAAACTGTAAACTGGCGAACTGGAGGGGCTGGCGGCCGCCAGCCCCTTTGACCCAAAAACAAAAAGGCGGGGTAAAACGTATGGCAGAGGAAACACAAAGTCTGCCGGAGCTTGACCCGGTACGGGACAACGCAACGGCAGAAGACTTCAAAACCAAAAATAAAGTATATGAGCTGATACTTTATACAAACCCGGAAATTGAACAATTTCCACGGGCGCAAAGGAAACTTGCAGACGATATACGGGGTACAATGCTTTCAATCCTGCGGCTTGTCGTGACGCTGGAAAACAAGCACTATAAAAAGACAACGCTGGGAGAGCTGGACAATGAAGTGGACGTGTTGCGCCACCTGATAAGGTTAGCCGCTGACCCGCAGTACACCAGAAGCAAGAAACCGTGTCTGCCGTTGCGGAAATATGAAAACATATCCCGCAAGGTAAACGAGATAGGGCGCATGATTGGCGGCTACTATAAATCTATCAAGAAATAAGCGGGTGGAAGCCTGCTTTTTTCATAATTTGGGAAATAACCGTAATAGAGGACGCGCCGTGCCTATCCGGGGTTCGAGTTTCAACAACATTTCCAACGGTGGCGTTGCGGCGTTGAACTTGAACAACACCCGTTCTAACAGCAACAACAACGTGTCGTTCCGTTCCGCTTCACCCCTATTTGCCAGAAAGTCACAAGCACAAGTGCCTGTGTCCCGTGCGTATGGGTTAAAGGGGTTATTTTCCATTCCAAAGGGGACCAGACCGGGAACCGTAGGAAAAAGATTGAATTGCCGTGAAGACAGTTAGTACACGTGTGAGCGTCCGGAAGATTGTAAGACAAAATCAGGAATATGTCTTACACGGAGAAAGTCGGCTAAAAAGCCGAATGTTATATGTCACGTTTGAAATGGCAGTACCAGAGTAGATTTGCACGGCGCATTTTTAATGACAGGAGGGAAGAAGCATTGAAGAAAATCAAGGGGCTTTTCCCTAAGATATACGATTTTGAAAACCTGTTTTACGCATACAAGGCGGCTATAAAATGCAAGAGGTACAGACAGGACGTAATGGAGTACACGGACCGTCTGGAAGATAACCTGATAATTTTGCAGAATGAATTTATATGGGGTATGTATGAGGTTGGCAGGTACAATATTTTCTATGTGTATGAGCCTAAAAAGCGGCTTATTATGTCGCTTCTTTTCAAAGACAGGGTTGCACAGCACGCCATATACAGGCAGCTAAACCCGCTAATAGAAAAGCGGTTCATATATGACAGTTATGCCTGCAGGCAGGGGAAAGGGACGCACGCAGCCATTGACCGCCTGCAAAGCTGGCTGTGCCAGACAGAAAGGAAGCCGCAGCGGTACTATTACCTGAAACTGGACATTGCAAAATATTTCTACCGCATTGACCATGAGAAGCTGAAAGGAATCCTTGCACGGCTGATTGATGACCCGCCGCTTTTAGACCTATTGGCGAAAATCATTGACTGTGAAGACACAAAGTTTGGTCTGCCGCTGGGTGCAGATGTAGGGGACGTGGCTTTTGACAAAATGCTTGATGATGTGGGGCTGCCTATCGGCAACCTGACTTCACAGATGTTTGCAAACTTGTACCTGAATGAGCTTGACCAGTATTGCAAGCACAAGCTGAAAATTCACTTTTATATCAGGTACATGGACGATATTATAATACTTCACCCGGATAAGAAATATCTGGAGGAAGTCAAGAAGAAGATAGCGGCGTTTATCGGTGAAAAGCTGAATTTACAGCTAAACAAGAAAACCTGCATACGCCCTACAAGCATGGGCATTGAGTTTGTCGGGTTCCGGGTGTGGTCAACGCATAGGAAGCTGCGGAAGAAGACTGCAAAGAAGCTGAAAAGGCGGCTGCAATATATGTTTCACGCCTACACGGTAGGGGAGATTGACAAAGACACGCTGGACAGGAGCGTGGCTTCATACCGGGGCATATTGAAGCACTTTGACAGTTACGGTCTGCGGCAGAGCCTAAACGAGATGTACAGAAAGGAGGTGCTGGGGAATGGAACAAACTTTCGAGAGGGAAGTGCTGGACAGGTTGAAGACAATCGAAATTAAGATGGACAGCTACGGTGATGTAAAAAGCATGACCTATGACAACGAAAGGAGAATCACGCTGCTTGAAAACGAACTGAAAGACACGCAGGAGGAAATAAAGCAGCAGAGGGCAGAAGCAACATGGCTGAAAAGGACCGTGATTGCGGCAATCATTACCGGGGTTGTAGGGATTGGCATTGCGTTCCTGCGGCTGGGTATCGGAGTTTAGGAGGTGGAAACGGTGAGAGCATTATGGTTCATTTTGGGCTTTCTATGTGCGCTTGTCCTGCTTTTCCTGCTGAATATGCGGCAGGTTGCGGCAGCAAGGCGCAGAAGAAAGCGTGAAATCAGGGAACACCCGGAAAAGAAAATGCAGGCAACAAAAATCATTGTCTTTTCGGTGATGGCTACTTACTACATAGCTTTTGCGGTTGCGGTGTGGGTGGTCCTGATAAAAGACATATACCAGCTTTCAACACTGCTGGCGTTTGTCGGAAGCGTTGCGGTATTTGCCGTGGCGTTCTATTGCTGGAAGTCAAAAGCGGAGAATCTGGAAAAGATAAAGCAGAACAACCCGGAAATGGCAGCGGAGCTTTCGGACTTTTCCGGCATGGCTTCACAATGACAAATAAGAGGTTGCGGGACCCCGCAGCCTTTTATTATACAAAAATTTAAGGAGGTAACAGCATATGACAGAAAAAGAGTTAAGGGCAAAAGTCGTGAAGACGGCGCAGGCGTATTTAGGTTGCAAGGAATCAGACGGGAGCCACAGGAAGATTATTGACGGCTACAACGCACACAAGCCGCTTGCAAGGGGGTATCTGGTAAAGTATACGGATTCATGGTGCGCAACCTTTGTTTCTTTCGTGGCTATCAAGTGCGGCATTACGGACATTATGCCGACAGAGTGCGGCTGTGGCGCAATGATTGAGCTTTACAAGAAGCTGGGACGCTGGAAAGAGAATGACGCATACGTTCCGGCGGCAGGTGATGTTATCATGTATGACTGGGACGATAACGGGAAAGGCGATTGCACGGGCTGCCCGGAACACGTAGGAATTGTTACAGACGTGAACGGCAATGAAATCACGGTTATAGAGGGGAACAAAAGCGACAGCGTTTCATACAGGAAACTGCAGGTAAACGGGAAGTTTATCAGGGGCTATTGTCTGCCTGACTATGCAAAGAAAGCAGGCAAGGCGGCTTCCGGCACGGAAAGCAAGCCCGCTTCCGGCACGGCGGCAAAACCTGTTTCAGGGACGGAAGAACAGACCTACAAAGTGCAAAAGGGCGATACCATGTCAAAGATTGCTGCAAAGTTCGGGACTACATACCAAAAGCTGGCAAGCTACAACGGCATTGCGGACCCGGACAAAATCAGCGTAGGGCAGGTTATCAAGATACCGGGGACTAAGACAAAGACCTATACCGTGAAAGCGGGTGACAGCTTGTGGGCGATTGCGGACAAAGAGCTGGGGGACGGTTCCCGCTATAATGAGATAAAGACCATGAACGGGCTGAAAGACAACACGATTCACAAGGGGCAGACTTTGAAGCTGCCGACAAAATAGGAGGGTAAGCGAAGATGAATGACATTATTTTACTGGCGGTACAGTTAGGCATTGCGGTTGTGGCGTTTGCGGCAGGAAAATATATCTTTCCGAAAGTGCCAAAGACCGTGACCGATAAGCTGAATATGCTTTCACAGTGGGCGGCGCAGTTCGTTGTGTGGGCAAAGGAGTTCATGAAGAAGCAGACCGGGGAAGAAAAAATGGCGGCAGTCGTGGAAAAGCTGAAAGAGATTGCGGACGAAGCGGGGCTTGATGTGACAGAGGACCAGCTAAAGGCAATAGCGCAGTCTGCCTACAATGCAATGAAAGCCGGGGAAAAGGAAGCGGAAACAGCCATTGCGACATATTACAAAGTGGGGCAGAGGGCAGCGGCAAAAGGTTCCACGGTGAATATCTATGCAGGAGGGAAAACGGCGGTTGCGACAGATAACGTCCCGGACGGCGCACTGGAAGACAACCCGGACGGAAGCGTAAATGTGTACAATGAAGCCGGGGAAAAGGTTGGGACCGTGACTGCGGAGGAAGCGGAAGCGGCAGAACAGAGCGTGACAAACATTGTGATTGAAGAAGACGGCGGGAAGTGACCGCCACGGCGCACAGAATAGCCCAAAATTGAAAGAAAGACACGCAGGCATACATTTTATGGCTTGCGTGTCTTTTTTGCGTGTATGGGGCAGACAGGGGGATTCATAAAAGGCATTAAAGAATGTCAACGTTGCCGTTTGCGCAGCACTGGAAAATAGATTCAATATTGTTTATCATATCGGACTTTGAAAGACGTGCAAGGCGTGAAAGTTCTTTCTTTGTCGTGTCCGAATAATGGTTGTACAGGCGGTCTTTGTATTCTTCCAGATGGTAGCAGTGGAAAGCAAAACGGTTCCCGGCGTTGTCTTCCAGCCATTCATTGATTTTATTCAGTTCATAGAACAAAGGATAATGGCAGTTCTTCCGGGCGGTTGTAAGGTGGACGCTTTTCAGTTGCTTCAATCCCTCATTTAGCGCAAGGCGGCTGTAAGACGCTTTTTCAGGTTTCATTATTTTTCATACCCTCACTTTCTTTGATGGGAGGGGTAGCAGTGCCGCCCCGCTGGTCTTATTATTGTGCGTTCAATTCATGCCATAAGCGGGAGCCGAGTTCCTGCATGGCTTCCGGGACTTCTTTCACGAACATTGCAAACACAAAAGTCATAAACTGTGATTTTGTGTCCTGCCATTCTTCCGGGGTCATGTTCGGGTTTTGTTCCAGCTTCATTTCCAGAAGTTTTTGCGTCAATTCCTGCCCGGCAGGAGTGTTCAAAGCCTGTCTTTCGGCTTCCGATACCTTGTCGATAAATTCATTAAAGTTATTAGCAATCTGCATTTTCATATCCTCACTTTCTTTGATGTGGTGCTTTCCTTAACTGTCTTTTATTATATACTTACGTAGGTATAAATGCGATGCGCAGAATAGACAAACTTACGTAAGTATATTTGTATAGTTTGTATACTTACGTAAACTTGAAAGATGTGATATAATACCCGTATCTTGAAAAAGGAGGGCATACCAGATATGGGAAATACAGAGGAAATGAAGCCACAGGCGGCAGAGGAAGAAAAGAAAAAGTGGACAGTTCCACGGGGACCCGCAGCGACAAAGGCAAAAAACGAATACACCCGCAAGCATTATGACAGGGCTGAAATGATTCTGCCGAAAGGGGCGAAAGCGAAGATTGAAGCGGCGGCGAAAAAGCAGGGAATGTCACGCAATGAATATATGCTTGCGGCAGTGAAAGAAGCATACCAGAGGGACACGGGGGAGGGGCTGCTTGATGGTGAATGAGATATTGAATGATATACACAAGTATGAAGAAGATGAAGACACACTGAAAACGAGAATCATCATTTTAACTAAAATATGTATAATATTTCCAAAATATGAATGAAATTATTGTATACATGTAACAATTTTCAAATACAAAAATATCGTGTATACTTTTATTAATAAAAAAGTGACATAAAAATAGTAATAAGTAGTCAAAAGACGATATACAGATTGATAAAATATCTAGAGAAGGCCAAAGAGACCGAGAAATTAATCAATGTATTTATGCTCGGAAGATGCAAAGGGGAATATTTAATGGAAAATATAATTAGTTCTAAGAATGTGGAAGTGGCTCAACTTATGGATATAGATAAATTTGTAACGACATATAAGTCTGTTTTTTATGCAATGACAGCTTCAGCCGAGAGCAAATCCGCTGTGTTTAGTAGACGCGTATTTGTAGAAATGGGTGATTTATGTGAATTATATAATAGAATCACTGAGAAGTTGGATATACAATTTAAAAATGCCGGTAGTAAAGTGACAGTTAATGTTAGTTTTAGCGGAGAGCGTAATTATTCGTTTAATAATTGGGATGATTTTTCAAAACATAATTGGTATGATACTGGACCGATAACCTCGATTATTATAAAGTGGGAGTATCATATAATGATGCCAGAATATCCCATTCCGCAACCGCACGTGTTGGTGGTAAAAATTTCTGATGGATTAAAACCAGAGCAGTTATTAAATTTAGTATTTACTGGAAAAATTGAAAATATTGAGTTGCTTGAGGAAGAACTATATCCAGTAGTTGCTAGGGTAGATTATATTAATCATAATTTAGGTGATGAACTTTTGAATATAGTTTCGGAATGGGATCAAGGATTAAAGATTCAATCAGAAATTGAAAGGCCATTTGTAAAAAAGTTGAGAAAAAACAAGGGTAAGTGTGCTTGGCTTTTGAGTGGATTAATGAAGCTATTAATTTTAGTGCTTTCAATGCTGACTATAGATCTTTATATACTTAATTTGCCAAATAAAGAATTATTAAATATATCAACAAAGCAGTTATGTGTTATACTTTTTCTTTTATTTATGACTTTTATATTATATTCAGCCACAAGACAATTTGCACATTTTCTTTCTAGTTCATTTTTCCATTATATTGATAATAGGAGGATTTATCATGCGTTTGGAATAGATAAGGGAGATAAGAGGATTCAAGATAAATGCAAAGAAGACATAAATAAAAACGAGCATAAAGCGATAGTTAGCTTTGTTCTAGGTATAATAGTTAATTTGATTTGCGGAATTCTTTCTGGCATTATTGCTAGTATGATTTTTGATATGATTACTATAAGGTAGCTGGCAGGTCTGTGCATTTATTATGTAGACTGTAAGAAAGTGATTCAAGAGTGTAAAAATTTCATTGCCGAAGGCGATTTTAAATGTAACTGAGATGGGACTGAATAGTTACACTACAAAAATATTTTTACAGAGGAGATTAATTATGAAGTTGCAGTTACTATTTTTATTGATTAAAAAGCTTTTTATTTATTTAAACGAAATGGTGGAAGAATATACTGATAGTATGTATAACAATGAGACAAATGCAAAGAAATTTTATATAGAGTAGTCGTTTTATCACCATTATCTTTGAAAATGGGATGGGGTTTACTTTTCGCGCCATAATCCATTGATGTTACGTAGCTTTGCGATGGTACAAATGCCTTATCGCCTCGTTTTCATACTAATACCAAAAATTTAAATTTTAAATCGGGTGAAAAGTTTCGGGAAAAATACTCAAAAAATTCCGATCTTCTGCATCAAGGTGCCAGAATTAGAAATAATAATAAAGGGTCGCCAAGTGACGGCTCTTTATTATTCCTATATAAATCTTGCGGCATTGATTAGCCATCATACGTTATTGCAAGAATGAAAATGTCATGTCGCATATGAACAAAAAAGACCCCGGAGGGCAGCAGTCTTCCGGGGTTCCTGATGTTGTACTAACTGTACATTGCCTACAGGTGCGCTGGATTCCCGCGCCGCCCAGACGCTTCTGGAGACTTTTACACAGCTGAACCGGACGCTTCAGGCGACCATCCTCATGGTCACCCATGATGCTTTTTCCGCAAGCTATTGCGGGCGTATCTTGTTTTTGAAGGACGGAAAGATTTTTCACGAGCTGGTCCGGGGCGGGAAGAGCCGGAAAGTTTTCCTGCAGGAAATTCTGGATGTGCTGTCACTGACGGGAGGTGAGGCGAATGATGCTGAGTAAACTGGCAGTCCGCAATATGAGACGCTCGGCAAGGGATTATCTGGTCTATCTGTTCACCATGACGGTGGTGGCGGCGTTAATGTATGCCTTCAACAGCCTGATCTTCCAGAACGGACTGGAAGGGATGGCAGCGATGGAGGTGGATGTCATGGCGGTCATGATCGGGCTGGCGACCTTTTTCATCGTCCTGATCGTGGCGTGGCTGATCAATTATATGGTGCGGTTCATGCTGGAAAAAAGGAGCCGGGAGTTTGGGATCTATCTGCTTCTGGGAATGAAAAAGAGAAGCATTTCCCGCCTGTACCTGCGGGAAAATATGCTGCTTGGCGGGCTGGCGCTCCTGGCGGGAACCGCCCTTGGGGTGCTGCTTTCGCAGGTGCTTATGGCGGTGATGTATGCCATGCTGCAGATGGAATATCATCTGCATATTTCCTTTCACAAGTGGACGCTCCTTATGACTTTTCTCTGTTACGCAGGCTGCTATCTGCTGGCGCTCCTGCGGTGCGGCAGGAAGTTCAGGAAGATGAATATCCGGAGCCTGATGGAGGCGGATCGGAGAAACGAGGAGATCAAAGAGAAAAACGAGGAGGCGAAGCGTATTCTGCTTCCGCTGTCCGTCCTGTTCCTTTTCCTGTTCTGGGGACTGTTCGGCAGGCTGTCCGGTACGGAGCAGGTGCTTGGCTTTCTGGTGGGGCTTGTGCTCACGATTTATCTGTTTTATGTGGGGCTGTCGGCGTGGATTATCTGTTATACTAAACACCGATTAGATTTGCAGTTTATACTTTAGATTTCATACAAAAAGCCGATAATCCAAATATAGGAATATTTGGAGATATATGGTATGAGTAAAAAGTCAAATACAGATAGTAAAATTGTCGAAATAAAATT